TTGTTTTGCATCAACATCTTTTTTCTCTTTAACTTCTTCTGTATTTTTTTTAGGTGGTTCACTAACAGCTTTAGCAACACCAGACATCTGTGTTTTAATACTCTCATTAATTTTTAACAGATTTTCATTAGTCTGCTTTTGTGCAGCTGTTAATTCTTTTAATGTTTTATTTTCTGGTGTTTCAGCCATTATAGTTTATCCTTGTTGTTGTTTTTTTTGTCTTTCATTTTCTTCTTCAATCCATTTCATTAATAACATTAAATAAATTTCACGTTCCCACGGAATTAAATTTTCCACCTCGGTCAATGAGTACTTATGATGTTGCATCAAATTAAAAGTAGTCTGATAATAATTACTTATTGATTCATGTCCGAGGCTTATCCGAAAAAAGACCCAAGACCCTCCAGAGTCTTAGTATCCTTCCAACCACATATACTAGCGTTTTTTCCTTTACCGTTCTTTGATGTGCATTTTAATCCAACTTCATGTTTTAATACGGGAACTGTATCAAAGAATTTTTGAATTTTAGTAAATGAATTGTCAGGTAATGATTCTAAGAATTCATTTAGTTCTTCTTTAGTATGATCTTTACTTGCATATACACTTTCTTTATCCCAAATAGATTCAATACAAAAAGTGATAGTAGTGAATATATTTTCTACATCAGAACTTTCTTTATTAATAATACTTTGTATTTCCATTGAAGGATATTTCATAATTATACCAATATCATCTGATAATGGTATTTTAACATCATGTCCTTCAGTTCTGGTTACTTCTATTTTTGATAAATCAACTTGTGTTGTAATTGGTTTCTTACATTTACCACATTCAAATGATAAATCAACAATTTCACCTTTTGATTTAGATCGTAATTGTAAAAAGATATATTCAATATCAAACATTGGCATACTCTTTACATCAAGTTCATCATATACACAATTATGGATAATATCTTTAATTGCATTTGTCATTTCTGTTTCATCATCACTTTCCATAGCTATAAGAAGAATCTTTTCTTCTTTAACTAAAAAAGGTCTGTAACTTACTTCTTTTCCAGTTGATGGAATTTTTAATTGATATTTAGGTACTGCAATTTTTGGTAACGCCATTTCATTCACTCCTCTTATGAAATAATAATAATATTAAACAATATAGTTTTTACCATTCATCCTCATTAGCCTTATCCCAAGCCGCTACTCTTTTCTCGTAAACGGATTTAATTGGTATAGAGGTTATTTTTCTCTGTTTTAATTCTATATACGGATCTTGTGTCTGTTTAGTTGGGTCTTGTTTTGTATAGTCAGTATATTCAACATCACGATAAGTGATATTAGTAGACATTCTTTGAATAGTATTTGTTAAACCATGTCCTAATGGCAAAGCTGATATAGTTTTAGGATAAGCATCAATTAATTTTACTTTCATCATAACTTCTAAATCTTCTCCATCTCCATTCTTAATACCAGAACATTGATAAATTTCTATAGTTCCTTTGTAATCATTATAATAAGAAACACGACCATTAATATACATTGAATTTAACCATGCATTAAAGAAATTAAATTCATGCATCTGGTCACTCATATAAAAAGACATAGTTACTAATTCATACAATTTCTCATATACATATTCACGTTTTAAACCATACGTTTTATGTTCTTTTGTTGCTAAAACATGACCCGGAATAGATACAGCTTCACAGTTTAGCATAATACCATCAAGTATAGTTTTACTTGTAAAAGTTTTTGGAGGAGTAATAAAAATATAATATAGATATGGCCGTGAAAATAAATTAGAATTTTTGACATTTGCCATCATTCTATTAATACCATTTCTTGGTGTTTGTGGTGGTTTGATATCAGGTGAAATTGTTGTCACTTTCTTCACCGTTACCGATTCCTCACCCCAAATACCCATATTGGTTGTTCCTGTTGAATTATTTGCTGACCAATCGTTAGGCATTTATCTTTTCCTCTGTAATTTTAATGTTTCTTTCCAAATAACCATGCTTTTTATTTTCCTTCCTTCTAATGTGACAAACATTTCTGCTGGTTGTTGTAATGCTGTTAGCCAATCATTAGGATTAATTTCTATAATTTTTGATTTAATATTTTCTTTCTTATATTTTCTAAAAGAAACTATAGCACTTCTGAATATTTTTGATCTTTGCATAATAGTACGAAACTTTTTAACAAATAATATAGTATTTTCTGTAATATCTTTCTTAGAAAAAAAAGACCTCATATTTTCAAATAATTCAACTCTTCTTTCTGGATCAATATAATGGAAATCAATGCCTTCAAATAAATTTCCTCGTTTTCTTAACATAAATATTAAAGGAAATCTATTGTAATATTCAGATTCAGCTTGGTATCTGTATAGATACATTTTACCAGAAATTAATCGTGTTGCTGTTTCCCCTTGTATTTTTCTTAGTGTTGCCATGTATATATTTATAATACTTTCTTAGATTTCTTAGTCTTGATTCCAAGCTCTTTTTCTGTTATAATCACGAATTCCCATCCTCGTTTCTCAGCCCATTTACGAGCAGCCTTCCATTTTGCCTGATTCATTATATATGACTTGAGTTTCTTAATATACCCCTGAGTCTGTTTCTTAGGTTTCTTTGGGGGTTTACATTGATCTGCTGGTTTCACTTCAATTATGTATTTCTGGTATTCCCCAGTAGTTGTTCTTACTTTAACATAGAAATCAACAAAATATCGTCTGGTTTTCTTCTCTGTTGGACTATAGTAGGGAATAATGACATTTTCAGAACCCCACTCAATAACATTGGGTTGAGTATCCAAATACTTCATATACTTCAATTCCCACGATGAGCGATACTGGCATTCCTGAAGATTTGCCACATACTTCTCTTTATTTTGTACTACATAACGACCGACTCTTGGATATTTTTTCATAAAACTCTTATAAATATAGTATAGTTCAAGTATTTATAACAGGAGTAGTAAAAATGCCGCATTCAGAAAATGTTAATGAAGAAGATGCTTTTGGTGTCGCCCATGGTTTTGACAATGTTAAATTTGGAGAAAGTCCCACAACACATAGATATCCAATTTATATTGACCACTTGAATGGTAATAATAATGTTCCGATAGTACAGGAATGTATTCATTTTACAGCTGTCAAACAAGGTGGTATTTCTTTACAAAAAGAAGCAGATAATTCTAAAGTTTTAGCACAAGAGGACCGAGATAAATTTAGACAAGATAATACAGACAAAAATGGTCTTACAGAATTCGATAAAACAGGAAATGGTTCTTCTGGTTCATATAGTTACGATGCAGAACAAAAAGCAGCCATTATAGCTAACAACAATACTGAAAATGAAAAACGCACAATACAAGAAAAGATAGAAAAGCTTGGAAGCAATACAAAAACATTTATTAAAAATCAACTTCATTTAATAAGAGAACCACCTAAAAATCTTGAACATTGTTTTTTATATATGCCTAATTCTGTACAGTTTTCTGAAGGTGCTTCATGGGGTGCAGAAGCACTTGGTGGATTAGGAAATTTTATAAAACAAGGAATAAGGGGTGAAGGTGGTATTGATGATATGTTAAAAAACTTTGGTGGTGGTATAGCATCAAAATTAGGAAAAGGGTTGGCTGTTGGTGGTGCTGCTGCACTTGGTGGTGTTCTTGGTGCTATAGGTGTAGGAAGTTTATTAGATGGTGTTGGTAGTGGATTAAGAGCTGCAGGAAGATTTACAGAAAATCCATATGAAGAACAACTATTTAATGGAATAGAGTTTAGAACATTTACTTTTGAATTTGCATTTGCACCATCAAGTGAAGCAGAAGGTAATGAAGTAGAAAAAATAATTAAAATGTTTAGGTTTCACTCAAGACCAAATTTTGTTGGTGGTGTTCTTGGTGAAGGACTTTATACATTTCCCAATGAATTCAATATAGAATTTTTAATGAATGCTATTGGAGATGCTAACGGTTCTTTTATTAAAAATAAAAGCA